CAGGTCGTCAATTGTTTCGGAGGCGGTTAGTGTGGCGATGGCCGCTGCGATGTCAAACCCCACCGGGAGAGATAACGTAGGCTCTGCGGTCACTGTTGCGGTGATCGGCATCTCTGGCAACTCATCGGGCAGGTAACAGCCCGAGAGCACGCCGGGAAGAATGGTTCGGATTGCTTCTGAGATGACGCGAGAGCGCAACATCTGGCGTGGGTATTGTTTCCAAGTGTCGCGGGTTGCCAACCCAGCGGCTTTAGCCCGCTCAAAGTCCCAGTCGAGAGTGAGAGTGCCGCCGCTCGGATGACTGAATACGCCGACAACTTTACGGTCAGTATAAACGGGCCACTCGACCCGTCCGCCTGCGCTTTGGAATCGAGCAAGCATCGTGTCAGCCTTGAGCGTTGGACGCCCTTGGATGACGTGATAATCCCGCGCTGCCTCCGCTGGATGACGACCCTCAGCCTGGCACAGGAGCCCGAGGGCAAGTGCCTGCTGTGGTGTTTTAAGCCCGAATAGGCCGCTTCCTGCGATGGCCTCGGCCATCTGTTGCATTTCGTTGAATGGTACTAATTGCATGGTTTTGTTTTTGGTTTCATCCGCGTGTAGGATGCGCGGCCCCCTGACTAAATTATTTGCAGGCTACAAGCGCCGGTTTCGATTCTTTTCGCGCCACAGGCACATCCGGCCACAGTTTGCGAGCCTTAGCCGCTGACATGCTGCCGTGTGCCCGTAACAGTTCGGCCGGGTCCAGATTCGCAAGGTTGCCAATTAAAACTTCCGCATCTACAAACTCGCTGACTCGTGGCTTCTGCAACCGCCACCCCGGAACTTCGACACCCTCGCCGAGCAGACGCCGAGCTTCGACCTCCGCAGCCTCGCGGAAATCGTCGAAGGTTTTGCAACGGAAAAGAAACTCGCCCAACTTGGACGGGTCCGCGAGCATGGTTGCAAACGTCTCGAACGTGGTTGCCAGCGTCGTCTCGGTGGCAGTCACGCGAGCGGAGCAGGTTAGCGAATGCCGACACCACCCGCAATAGTCGTTTATCACTGGCGGCGTGCCAATGTTAGCAAGCGCCGAATCCACGATCTCGCGAGCCTCGGCATACGTAAACGTGCGAGATACCACGCGCTGTTGGTCCGCGAATATGAGATGCGCGGTCCACGTCCCCCGCATGTGCTCATGCATCAGGCCCAGCGCATAAGCCGCCATCTGCGCCTCATAGTCGTAAATCTGCCCTGTTTTTAGGTCAGCGTGCCAGCCTCCGTGAACGCAGATAGCGTCAGCCGTACCCACGTGCTCCATGCCGGGAGTGCGGACCTTACAGCGATCTTCGTCCGTCTCCACAACGTCGAGGTGCGACGTCCGCAGCCGCATGAGCGCGTTAATTGCCCAGCGGACGACCGCCGCGTCGTCGTCGCTGATTGCGTTATGGTCGCCCATGTCGCCTGTCTGCCATGCCTGACGAAATATGGCGTCGAGTTTTGTGCCGCGTTGTGCCGCTGGTTTGACCTCGCCGGGTGCGCCCTCGTATTGCCCGCAGAGTGCGAGCTTTGGGAGGCTAGAGTGTCTTGGTGTTGTCATTGGTTTTTTTCTTGGGTCGGCCTCCTTTGAGACCATTGCGTTTACTGGCGTTTTTGCGTGCTCGACTACTCAGCCGAGCTTTTGCGGATTCCAGTTGATCTTGGAGCCATACTGCGCGATCCCGAGCGCGTTGCTCTGAAATTTTAAGCGCACGGATTTGCTCGTGCATTTTGTCGATTTGCTCGTAGGTCATGCGAGGTACCTCGCACGTTTAGCCGCAGTGATGGCTACCAGCACCGCGCCGATGAGCGGGCAGAGGAGGATTGCCGCCTCGGGTTGGCCTTGGTGAGCGTGAATCCCGAGCAGGTCGGCAAATGCTAGGCCCATGCAGGCCCAGCCGATTGGAATTGTGTAGCGTTTGGTGTTCATCCGGCCACCTCCACTGCTTTTACGTTTTCCAACCGAATTTTGCTCGGGTTGCTTTCCACAAATGACAGGCGGGCAAAATCCGAGCAAAGCGCGGTAATTACTGCGACCATTTTGCCGTTGTGGAATATTTCGTAAGTTTTCATTGTTTTTGTTTTGTTTTGAGTTGCTGACGGCCTCGTCAGGTAGCGCATCACGCTACGACGCCCTTGCGGGCGTTTCGGCCTAATTGCGAGCAGCCTCCGCATAATACTTTTTGGGAACTCGAATGCAGGTATCCTCAAAATATTTCGGCAAGATGCCATTTTGAAGATAGGCATACTGCTTATCCAACAGATCGCCATCGATCGTGCAATAAGTCTGACGTACTAAAGCAATTGCCCATTCGCCGCTCACAGGTTGCAGGCTGGCCAACCTGTCCGCATATGTAGCATCTACCACATCGCCATCTTCTAAGACTTCGAGAACCCACTCGTAGGTTGTTTTGTTCATAATTTGTTTAGTTAGGTTTCGTCTGACGCTGATAAACCTAGCCGCCCGTTCTGCCCGCGTAAATACTTTTTTTCAATTATTTTTGCACCCCTGCTAAGTCGCTGCGGTTACGCGCTTTCTGTTTACGCTTTGCCGCTTTGTTGTTGCACGGAGTCGAACAAAACCGCGCGTCTTTTTTGACGGACTCAAACGGCGTTGAGCATTCCTCGCAGGCAAACGCTAGTTTTTTGCGAGTTAGGAAGTTACGTTGAATCATCACCCCGTGACACTCCACCCCGCAGGTGATGCGTTTAGCCGTTGATTCCTGTTCAAATCCCAGCCCGCAAACTACGCACGTTGAGCTCTTTAGCGGTTTTAGAACGCTCAACTGCGACGTCCCGGTCGGCCTTGTAATTCTGCCGTCAGCAACGGCCCGCAAAACGATTTCTCCGAGTCCTTTGTAGTCTAAAGCTTTACACGTGGGCCCGTTAGCGTAGTTGCGCGGGGTCCAGTGCAGTTCGGTGCCGTTCATTTTTATCATAGGGCGGCAACTAAACCCCAGACCGCAGACACTGAAAAGCCTTATTTTTACTCGCCAGCAAGCCGGTAGTGGGGCGTGATGATTACTTTGCCATCAGACTTTAGTGTCTTATATTTACGCACTTCCGCGTTTTTGCGCTTTAACAAAACCCGAATGCATTGGTGATCGCGCCCCGTAGCCTCAGCGATTTGCGACATGGTTGCCCAGCCTTCGCCCTCGGGGGGGAATCCAATGTTAAGTTCTTCTGCGAGAGCGGATAACCATCCTACACTGGCAGTTTGAATGTCTGACTTTTGGTTTCTTTTGCTAGCCATGTTTGAGTTTCGTTGTCGCAGTACTCGCCCCAGGCAAATCCTCGGGACCAACTTGTGGTTGCACGGCGATTTGCTGCGTATGTCGTTAGTTTTGGATTCCCCAGCCAGCCCACGCAATATCCCGTCGGATGCGCTCTGTTACGCCCCTCAGCCTGCGTAACCCGATGCAAGTGAGCGATGATCACTTTGTTGTGCGTGCCCGTGCAAATGGCCTCGGCGTGATCGCGCACGGCGGCCTCGTTGATCATGTACCCATGTCCGGCGAGGCAATCGCCAAATGGATACCACCCGTGCTGGAAGTCGTAATCTATCACCTTGCATTTTAGCTCTTTAGCTCTGTCTTGAATTTGTTGGTAAACTCGTGCTGCCAACGCAGAGACAATAGCTTTTGGGCTGGACATTAGGTTAACTAACCGCGCCTCGTGGTTGCCAAGAAGATAAACTTGAGGCTGCAATTGAGACAGAAACGTAAGTCCGTCATAAAGATCACTTTCTGGATCACAAGCCTCTTCTGCACCAGAAGCTCCCGATCTAAGTGCCGCAAGATCAATCGCATCCCCCAAGTGAATAGTCAAAGCTGGCTGAAATCGCGTCTTAAACGCCAACACTTGACGTAGCAACGCTTGATCCGCAAGGTGCCCGTGAGAACATCCAACTGCCATCCATTTGCGCCACTTGCGGGTGATGTTAGCCATGTGTTACGACTAGCTGAAGGGCATCACAGCGGTTTAACCAGCCCTTAAAAAACATGCATTGATTTGCGTTGCGATCCACAATTCGGCGGTAGTACTCACGGCGTAAATCGATAATGTTCAACGCAATGGCTTTGGCGTCGTTATCTTCTAATGCATGTTGAATGTCCTTTAGTGTCTGCGGGCCAAAGCCGCCGTCAACTTTCGAGCCCACCGCTTTTTGCAGCAGCCTGGTTGCCCCGCCCACGCCAATGTTTACGCATCCGTCAAAATGAACTAAGTCGAGTGGTGCAGGGAGTTGCCCGCATTTGCCAGACTGCCAGTATTTGCGTTCGTAAATTGAGCGCACTTCCTCGGCGGTAATGAGTTTTACGGACTGAGTTGGCAACCCACGCTCTATGCGGTCGGCATCGTACTCGGTGTGAGTAATGCCAAAATTAGTTGCGCCGCCGCTGTCTGCGGCATCATTGGAGTAGCCACCTTCCTGCGACAAAACAAATTTGAGAGCCGTGCTATTCATCGTCGTCCTCGTCTTCCTCATCTGGTCCTGCCATCATTTCCAGCCAGTTTTCCATTTGTTTCTGCCGAGCTAACACGTTGCCGTAGCCAATGTTAAACACGTCCGTATGATCTGACGTTTCTGCCTGCGCAAAAATTTGCACAACCTCAAAATGCTCGCTCAAAGCCTGAGCAACTCGCCCAAGAAAATCCTCTGGAGACTCGTCTGTAAACGGTGCAATCATTTGGTTTTAATGGCTTTGTAAAACTTGTAAGCCGTGTAGCTTATGGCCAAGGCCAGCGAGCAAATCCGCAAGCCAGTTTCAAACTCGCTTACGGAAATTGCGACTGCCACGCTATTTACATAGCCAACGGACAAGATGTCGTCAATGTGTCGGCTCATCGGTTTTGTAAATTTTTGATGGCAGAAACTGCGTCAATTAACTGCAACTCAAGTGCCTGATAACGAGACGCCGAATGCCACGTCTCAGCGCCCGCCGCTTGGTATGTCTGTCCCTGTTGCAGATGGAGCACTCCCGACGGCGGGTAAAGCGATCCCTGCGGCACGCGCGAAACGCTGGCGCAACCTATCAGCAAGAGCGTCGTTGCCAACGCTCCGAGCTTCCAATATGGCGTTTTCAGTTTCATCGCAGTAGCGTTCGATTTCTTGCGTAAGCTCCCAGTGCGCAGCGATTACGCGCAACTGCAACCAACTACTGAGCGACTGGAGGAGTAGGAGGAGCATTGTTTTCCCCGAGGAAGATTGCCAGTGCGCCAGCGAGCGCCGCCACCGCGTGAACAATAGCTTGATACTTAGCGTCAGGAATCTGAACGCCAGCAAGTCCGAAAAGCGCGGAAAGTCCGGCGTAAGTCGATGGTTCTTGTAAGCGTGCGAGTAGTGTTTTCATAAAATCAAACCGTAATGAGTGCCGTTTTTTTCCAAGTGTTGTTGGCCGTGCAGATGTACATAAAGCTCGCATCAAACGCCATTTGCCCCGGGCGACCAACTGCCGTTGCTGTTGCGGGCACTGCGCCTGTGCCTCCAGCCGCG